TGCCAGAACCGACGATTGCAATAGCCATCGATGAGGCGTGATGCTGCTCCAACACAGTTATCAATCAAGTCGTCATCAAGGGTGTCAGCCGTTCCAATGCGGAGAGCTGCTTTGACCTGATTTCTGGTTGCGTAGCCTTGGTTAATCATGGTGTTCCGATTCTAGTTGATTGAAGCAAAGCCACGATACGGAACACCCTCAAGGCTGTAGTTCACAAACGGATTCAACGAATACACCTGACATGAGTAGACATCCCACAACCGTTGCTTCATCGCTCGAAGGTGCATCTCATACAAAGCCCAATGGGAATCACCTGGCACATACCCATCCACCCTGTCACGTCCACCAAGCGAACCACAATCAGCCCCAACAAGGACGATGAACTTCGCTCCCATGTGCGCTGCCAGGTGCATCGCCCCATGAATGCTTGATGAGCCGATAGTCAACTGCCCTGACAGCACAGGCCAATCTTTATCGTGCGGGTCAAAGGATGTTCCTGGTCTACCGGTGCGAGTACCGAACGTGGTCAGATTCCCTGCACATCCAGCGAACATCGCATCAGTACCATGCTCACGCTCAGGAGTAAAGGCACCGATGCAGTCTTCACGTTTGGCCTCATGCTGAGCGTCTTCGTGATAATGACTGAAACAGTAGTAACCCTTCAGCCCGAATACTGAGCCAACGAAGTTGACTGCGATGGTGAGTTTGTCGTCAAAGAAGTCTGGTGTCAGATAGTCGAGTGTTGCTCCTGATCCGAGAACATAGATGGTCTCGCCTTCATGCAGATTCTCATAATCATCCATCGGGTCGTATTCTCTTAGTCCCATCCCAATTCCCTTCTCCGTGTTAAATCCCAATGACCCGCATCGGGAAGACCTGACTGCCATCGCATCGCATGAAGCGCAGCATTGGAGGCGAAGCTCTTGCCGTTGCGTTCCTGAAACTCTGGTGCCGAGTTAATCGTAGACGAGTTATCGTGAACCACCCCAGCGTCAGAAGTCCAGAACTTTATATTCAATCGTTGCGCACGTTCCTGAAAATCATTGTCCTCAAAATATGCGGGGACATAACACTCGCTGAACAACCCAACCTTGGCAACCACCTCAGACCCAATCCACGCACAACACCAACCAGGCTGAGCCTCAGTCAACGTCACCGAATCAGGTTGACAATCCTTGTAGAAAACTTCTAACTGTCCAGGCTCAAAGTACGCATCCGAGTTCAGCAGTATCCAGCCGTCAGCGTGAGGAGTTGCCTTGATGCCGAGGTTCCATGATGGAGCAACACCGAGGTTCGTAGGCATTGACCAGACGTGATAGTTCTTTACATGGCGACGGTCAATCACCCAAGGGTAATCATGCAGGGTGGACTGCCCGCCGTTATCAATGACGATGAGTGTTTCCACCGGATAGTCGATGGACTGCAAGCAGCGTTCTAGTAGGTCATACCTGTTTAGGACGGGGACGACGATGACTGGCACCATGCAGTCAACTCCTTCATGATTGGCTTCCAGTAAGCGTCATAAACCTTGTCTGCTCGGTATTGGTCAGCAAAGGCCACAGCCTCCTCTGACGTGCCTCTAGGGGCTTCGTAGGCATCAATCAGGGCATCCACGATGGATGGCACCTGTGGGGTGCAGAACCAAGACTTCTGATGGCTATCCCAGAACGGCTGAATCGCCACAGCTGACCCAACCCCAACCAACTCAGGCTGAGCGGTGTAGTCAGAAACGATGACCCGTGTACCGCAGGCCTGAGCCTCGATAACAGGGATACCGAAACCCTCACCCATCGAGCAAGCCAACAACACATCCGAAGCCGTGTACAACGCAGCCAACGCCTGCTGAGGGAAACCAGTCCGATACGCATACGGGTCAACAATCTTGTATTGCTCAGGCTTCACACCACACGCCTCCAGCAGATGCACAAGATTGATACCACCCATCGCACCATCACGCTCCGTGTGCAGATACAGCAAAGCATCAGGACGGTCTTGAGAGAAAATAGCGAACGCCAGAATGTTCTCACCGAAGGACTTACGTGAAGGGTTCTGACCTTTGTTCGCTGCATTCATCATCACAACAAACCTGTCCTCATCCACCTCCATCAACTGTCTGCCGGTGAACTCACCACGACCATTGTTCAACTTAGGTGTAGGAACAAACACATCCTCAAACGCATGAGGCGCATACATCGCATCAACACCCGCATTCTGCAACATGTCCAAACCAAACTTAGACATCGCAATCGGTTTCACATTCTTACGCTTACACCAAGCCACCACCTCTGGTGGACAAGGAGCATGATCGATAGGAACCCACGAAGCGATATTCGGAACCTGCTCCAACGATGGTGACTTCAACACCCACACATCGAACAACGTCATCAACATCGCAGGAATATCACGATTGCCATTCGCCCAATCCATCCAATGCGCAACCAGCACATCATCGGAATATGGTGACATACCTCTTGGGTAAAGTTTTATCCCATTCCAAATAGAAGACATGCCCTCAATGCCATACATCGCATGGATGGCTACTTCGTGTTTTTCTTTGATGAGCCTTTGGACGACTTGCGCTGTTTGGGTTCCGTACCCTGTCGGGGCGAACGGGGCGTTCGAGTACCAGAGGATTCGTAACGATTCGGAAGTGGAAGGTCTGCTTGCTCTGGCAAGTTGGCTACTCCCCATCGGAGCAATATCTCTGCTTCCAGGTCTGGTAGTTCTACCGGTGTGTTTTTGATTATGACGAGCATTCGGCACCGTCTTCTCCTTCGCAGGTCGCAGGGTGGAAAATGAATGAGGGTAGGTCGCCCTGCGTGTTCGACCTACCCTCAAACTTACACCGATATTGCTATCGGTTGCACTACCTTCAACTTATGGTTGGAGGAGGTGCTTGATGTGTGATGTCTGTGGCAAATCGCCATCGACACGGAATGTCGCACGGAACGTGACGAGACCTGCATTGAATGCGAAGTCATCGGAACGATCCAGCTTCAAACCACCAACCGTGCGTACATAGTACGAAGGGAGGTGTCCAACGATGACAGACTTGGTGCCTGTTGCTACGTCAACCATTGATGGGTTCTCGTAGATTGGCTTGCCAAGCAGCATGTCTGGTGAGTCCATTGAAAGAGCAGGCTGGAATACATAATTCCCAGCAAGGTCCTTCAGCTTGCGAACTGCACCAACCGACTTACCGTTCATCATCCAGCCGACCCCAGGGAGGTTTCTGGCTGCGCCATCAAGACTGTACAATAAATCTATAAGCGAATCTGCGGTGAATGCGGTTGCGGTACCTGCGGTGCCACCAACAGCCGATGCGGTCACGATGCCGTTAGGTGCATCAGTTCCCGAACCAACAGTCAATGCTGAACCAACAGCGTAACCGAGTGCGTTTCCAACCTGGTCACCCAAGAATGAAAGCATGTCAACGCCAGCGTCTTCGAGCAGTTCTTGTGAGACCTGTACGAGGAAGCTGTACTTGTATGCGCTCAAGGTGATGAACGAGTTGAATACTGGATCGGATTCGCCGATTGCTGAACCTTCGCCAGCTACCGTGCCAACCGAGTAGGTGGACAACGATGGGATTTGAAGGTTTTCGCCACCTGCGGTGTTCAGAACCGTTGAGGTCTGAAGTACCGGAGCGATCAAGCGAGCCTTCATGATTACCTGGTCGTAGAACGACGTAGGTACTGGTGCGCCTGTGCTGGACTTGATGATGTCACGACGCTCGAATGAGTGGCTGCGCTTCTCGCCAAGGAACAACGAACGCAGGCTAGCTGCATCGTCGCTTACTTGTACACCGGCAACAGGACGAACCTGGTCAGCGATTTCACGGGTTGCTGCATCCATGCGAAGTTCACGAGCTTCGTCTTCACGAAGTTTTGCGATGGTCTGCGCACGCTCATCCAATTCCTTCGAGATGCGCTCGTAGGTTTGGGTTTCTTCTGCTGTGAGATCACGCTTCTCTGCGGTGGCCTGATCCAAGATTGACTTGGCTTCATTCCATGCACGATTGCGAATCTCAACCTGACGGTCAATATATTCTTTCATGATGTTTTCCTTCTCCCCGTAGGGATGATGTTGAGTGATTGGATACGCAGGGGATTAACTTAAACCTGGTACGGCTCCGTACACAGCAACATCGAAGGTGGCTCCACTCATTCGACGCAGTAGAAGAAGATTACTAGAAGTTCTTCAGCAATTCAAGATGCTTCGCCAACACACCAACGCTCGCAGGAGCGGACTCTGGTGCTGGTTCAAGTTTGGCAACTGTTTCACGCAACAACGCTGCATGATCTGGAGCAAGTGTCTGACCTGATTCCAATGCGGTGATAGCGACAGCGAGCTGATCGGCATCAATACCGGTGCGGGTTGCCAACGCATCAAACGAGCGAACCTGTGCTGAGGTCGCTGCATATGCTGGGAACCCTGTAACAACCGAAACCTCATACAAGCGAATCTGCTTGAGTTCACGACGTGAACCATCATCAGACCAACGGTCACCACCTTGAGGAACCGTGAAACCAAACGACATCGAATCCACGTCGCCTCGTTGCATCAGTACCGACAGGTCACGCCCAACCGAAGTGTCAGGCAGGTCAGCGTCAACATAGAGGCCTTTTGAGTCTTCAACTAGACGGACAGTCTTTGACTTCGTTGTACCTAACAGCATCGATGAGTCATGGTTCATGTACATACGGATATTGTTACGGGACTTCAACGACTTAGCGAATGCGCCAGGCATAATGCGCTCGATGAATGGCAACGGCTCTGAGTCGGAGTTGAATACGGCAGCATAACCAGAGAAGGTCATCCCGTTCCCTGATGCGCCTGCACGAAGTTCAAACTGGTTGAATGTGATGCGCCGTGTTTCTACCTGTTCACTCATACCTGAAACATTACCAAAGTCGGGTTGACTCTTGCGATGAAACGCAAACGAACGGTCATCATCTTCTTCTTCTTTGATGGCCTCAGATTTTGATTCAAACCAATCCATCGCAGGTTGTGGGTCGAGTGGGTTGATTCCCCACAGGTAGAACGCAACAGCACCGGCACCAGGGAACTCGTCGTTGTCAGCGTCAGAGTTCTTTGGTGCATCCAAATCCACCATGTGTCGTGCAGCCCAAGCGTTCGCTCGAATCACTTTGTCTTCTGTGATCCGACCAGCAGCCATCTCACGAGCTTCACGCACAGTCGAAGCAACAATCCCCGCACCCGCCAACTTCTTCCCGTAATAATCCAACCCTTTACGGGCAGCCGATTGAATGTATTCCGGCAAACTCAAATCAACCTGACGTTGTTCTGCACGTT